ATTTGCTCAAATGTTTTTTTTATTTTCGTACCGGGATCAAAAGTGGTGCCACAGTGACACAATTGTTGATTAAACTATATAAATCAATGAGTTATTATGTGGCACCTATGTGTCACTACTCTAGACAACGCAAGGCACTTTTTTGTTTTTTAGAAAATAAAAAGAGTAAAAATATAACTATACCAGGGAGTTATACGTGGTAGATGAGCGATTAAGAGGTGCCACAAGTGGTGCCACAAATGTGGTCAAAAAAGGGCACGGACGACCAGGCGTTCCTGGCAGTGGAGGGGCCATAAGACACCCAATTCGTGAGGGTGGATTGACTGACAAGCAACAGGTGTTTGTCAAGATATTCACTGAGAATGAGGGAAGGATGACGCCAACTGAATGCGCAAGACAGGCTGGATACGCTGAGGGATCGGCGAGCATTACGGCTTCAGTATTGTTGAACGGAAAAAGGTATCCAAAAGTAGTGGATGCCATTATAAAGCGTAGGGCTGAGATTGAAAAGACACACGAGGTTAAATTAAACAAGCATGTACAGGAGTTGGCAAGACTGCGTGAGAAAGCTCTTACTGAGAAGTCTTACAGTGCTGCTGTTAACGCTGAGCGGTTGCGGGGTCAAGCCGCAGGACTGTACATTGACCGCAAAGAAATCAGGACAGGAAGTATTGATTCTATGTCCCGTGAAGACGTTTTGAAACAATTAAAGGAGTTAGGACTAGATGGAAAATTTAAAAGGGAAGGAAATAAAACTATCCTTTCGGTCGAAGAAAAATCCGGTGGCGAGGGAATTAAGGACATCACCGAAGTACAAACAGAAGATAGTGAGGGATCGAACTAAGTATGACCGTAAAACCAGAAACAACTTTCTGGAAGAATTTAAAGACGTGTTTAGACGGTGGTGACTATGTTGTTTCACGCCTTGAATCATATGTTACACCAGGTTTTCCAGATTGCATAATATTTCACAATGTTACAGGATTCTTCACTGTTGAGTTAAAGATATGTCAGCCTAATGATAAAATAATACTGTCACCCTTCCAAATTGCCTGGAATTCACGCCATGCGTTGGCAGGAGCACCTTCCTACATTCTTGTTAACCTCCCCCACAGGGGCAAGGTTAAACTGTTTCACGGGTGTAAAACAAAGCAACTGGGGCATAGCACCGTGGACCAAGTGCCCGGGTTATACGAGGGAAGGCTCGAGGACCTTGATTTTCTCAAACTCCCAAACTCCAGGCTAAAACCCTAAACCTTAAACGTGGTCCAAGGACCGCTGAGCTGGGCGCCCGGCGCCCGGTGCGAGTGACTGACAAGTTCAAACTCCGAAACTCCATAGTGGAAGCCAAAAACCAAAAACGAGTGGACAGGGATTTCACCAGCCTGTTCCCGGGATCCTGGTTAGCAGCTCACGGAGAGATGAGAAACTCCCAGAGTTCCGCCAAAATCCCCAAGATGTCAGACGCATCAGGCTTCCTGGAAGGACCGGGGCGCAGCTGCCCAGTCCTGTGCGTCAGGAAAATAGTTCAAATGAGTTCTTGCTTTGTGGATAAGAAAATGGTATAATACTGTTAATTCATTAAGAATTAGAAATGGAGTATATATGGTAGTCGACGATACTATAGCCCAAGCATTGAATAGAATAGCTGATGGCATAGAAGAAAACAATACATTGTTAAACAGAATTGCGAATCATTATGATGGGGTTGTTCCCGTTATGACACGCAATGCAAAGCGAGCAGAATCACAAGCCGAGGAACTCGAGAGAGGATTCGGTCAACAAATAAAAGACATATTTAGACCACAAGAGCATTAAACTCCGAAACTCCCATAGGTTGTCCATAACCATTTGTTGTGGATAACCTGTGGATAACTGCCCGCAGGGCCCGGGACAAACTCCCAAACTCCTGTGAAAAAACCTATATCCCATAAGGGATACCGGGTGTCAGATGCTGGGCGCACCGGGCGCGCCGGGAGTTCCCGAGATGAGATGAAGAATGGCAGAAGTCTGCGATATTTATTTAGCCCGGGGTCTTGACAGACGCATAAACAGGTATTATATTAGATGTATTAACCTGAAGAGATGGGAGAAAGAGAAAGAAAATGGCGCATTTAATAGGTATTTTACTACTGGGAACAGTGAAGATTGCAGCTGGTGCTGCAGTCCTGTGGTTCCTGGTGCAGCTGCTGGGATGCAGCAACATGGTGATGTAAACTCCCAAGCTCCTGCAAATTCCCAATATCCGATGATATTGTCATGGCTTTGAGCTGGGCACCGGGCGCGCCGGGCGTTCCTGACGGAGATCAGTAGTGGGTAAAGTTATCCACAAGATAATTGAACTAGCTATTTACATCTGATTCGGATTCGAGTATAATGGAGATAGAAATAGAGTAAAGGTCTTGATACAGCCGATTGGTGGAGTCTAGCTTTCTTTGTTCTGGGAAGCGACAAAGTAAGTTTCAAAGAAGCCAATCACTCTGTTTCTCGTTTTGCGGAACAGTTAGGAAACTGACCAGAAGCGTGGTCTTTACCACAATTCGAGCATAAGATTTGGTAGGTTGGCACACTTGTAATAATATCATGATAGCCCTATCAATACGAGGCAAGATAAACGGAGTTATTCGGCTCTTGCCTCAAAACTCCCAACCAAACTCCTAATCCATTTCTAATTCCATTTAATATTAAACAATCGCCCGGGGCGCCTGTCTTCAGGCACGGCAGTTCAGATGATTGGGCATAAAAAAAGGGCGAACATTGTTCGCCCTCTTATAACTATGTGGATAGGTTTTACATAGTTAAACCCATTCTTTTCAAGATGTATCCAACATCACCTTGCAGTCTTTTAATCAAGTCAAGTCTAGCCTCCTTATCTTCTGCAACCCACTCTACTAGTGAGTTCATTAGTACACCACTAATCAGTTTCCAATCCATACTTTCTTTTGCAGGAACTTTACTAATTAGTGCTTCCAAGTTACCAACACTTGCTTGGTCTTTGGAGTATTCTATTATCTCCTTCATTACTGGAGTAATATCAACATTGTTGATTGATTTCGTAGTAGTTAAATCGTTTGGCATAATTACCTATCCTTTCTATTTCTAATTAATGTATATCATCTATCATCAACCATTGATATAGCTAAATGCAATTAGTTGTGGATAACTATTGTCAATAGCTAATAGTAGTAAGTTGTGGATAACCTGTGGATAACTCGCCCGGGCCTGCTACCGCAGGCGTCCTAGCGCCAGATAAACTGGCGCGCGCCCAACGTCAGCGTCGCTGACTCCGCTAGGTCCAGCATAGTGGCCTATAAGGCGAGGGGGAACCCCCCTTTTTCGTCTACCTCCTCTAGAATTTGCCGAAGGCAAGTCTGAGAGTGACAATCATGTATAAAAACGTTATAATTGGAATCTTAAAAAAATTTTTAAAAAATGGAAAATGTTTCTACTTTAGAATCTTTGGACACAAACACGCTCAAGCTTCTTTTAAGGGGTGAGCTCGCAAAGAAGCAGGAAGCTTCACAGCAGGATTTCCTGAAATTCGTTAAAACTGTCTGGCCGGACTTTATCCAGGGAAAGCATCACAAAATTTACGCGGAGAAATTGAACAGAATAGCGAATGGGGAGCTAAAACGGCTTATTGTCAATATGCCCCCTCGACATACAAAGTCGGAATTCGCCTCACACCTATTTCCGGCGTTTTTCATGGGCCGCCATCCAAAAGCCAAACTGATTCAGACAACGCATACCGGCGAACTGGCAATTCGCTTTGGACGAAAGGCAAAGAACATGATAGAGTCCTCGGAATATGAAAAGGTTTTTCCGGATGTTAAACTGGCGGCCGATTCAAAGGCCGCAGGCCGTTGGGAGTCTAATCATGGAGGCGAGTATTTTGCTGCCGGTGTTGGCGGCGCTATTACCGGTCGTGGTGCTGATCTTCTCATTATTGATGACCCTCACTCCGAGCAGGACGCACTATCGCCTTCTGTTCTGGAGTCTCATTATGAGTGGTATACTTCTGGTCCTCGTCAGCGTCTTCAGCCTGGGGGCGCGATTGTATTAGTCATGACGCGTTGGTCGGTTAAGGACTTAACCGGCAAGCTGCTCGATGCCCAAGGAAAGGATGAACTGACGGACAAGTGGGAGGTTGTTGAATTTCCCGCCGTCATAAACGAGAAACCCATGTGGGGAAACTTCTGGTCCATGAACGGACTGATGGGGGTCAAGGCTTCCATACCGCTGACCAAGTGGCAGGCGCAGTGGATGCAGCAGCCAACCTCCGAGGAGGGTGCGCTCATAAAGCGCGAGTGGTGGCAGACGTGGGAGGAGGAAAAGATCCCAAACCTTGAGTTCATCATACAATCGTATGACACGGCGTTCTCCAAAAAGGAGACGGCCGATTATTCAGCGATCACGACGTGGGGAGTTTTTGACCCCGACAACGGAAAGGGAAAGGCGCTGATTCTTCTTGACGCGAAGAAGGACCGCTGGAATTTTCCGGAGCTGAAAAAGGAGGCGATGGAGCAGTTCAAGTACTGGGAGCCGGAGATGGTCATCATCGAGGCGAAGGCGTCAGGGATGCCGTTAACTCATGAGTTGCAAAAGATGGGAATCCCTGTTATAAACTTTACACCGTCGAAAGGAAATGATAAACATTCGAGGGTAAACAGCGTGGCGCCGCTTTTTGAGGCGGGAGCCGTATGGGCGCCCAAAAAAACGTTCGCCGAGGAAGTCATAGAGGAATGCGCGGCATTCCCGTTCGGTGACAACGACGATTACGTGGATTCAACCACGCAGGCCCTCATGAAGTATAGACAGGGCTACCATGTCATGCTAAAAGATGATTACGAAGATGAGCCAAGTGCTGAAACCGCGGGGAGGGTTTATTAC